CGCGATGACGTGCCACGAGACCGGGATGTCCGGTATATCTGTGATGTAGATTACTACATGGATATGCCAGGGCTCCTGGCCTCGGAAGCGAAGCCCGTGCTGCTTTATACGGTCGTGCCTGAAGAGGCCACGTCTAGTGGAGAAGATGACACTTCTTTCTGTTTTGAAGAAGATGGCACACTCACCACCAAAGTAGCCGGAGGAGGCATGTACCAGCATATGCTGTGGGATTACTCCTCAGACTCCTTCTTGGTTACCAAGAAGTTCTGTGGCATTCCCTACAGCGCTGTGGCTTACGCCGTCGAACGCAAGCAGATTGGAAAGCACCGGCAGGTCATCCTGCTCGCCCCCATCCGCGCATTTGATGGCGTTGCCGCTATGCTGGCTTCATGGCTTCTGATGACGAAGAAGCTTACCCGATTCAATCCAATCAAAAGGAGCGACACGGGCGAAGCCTTCGTCAGATTCAACGTCATGTCAGCCAAAGGAGAGCTCATGGTGACGACTGCACGCCCGGCAACGGCGCTGTGCGCCACCGTGACCCAGGCTGAAGATGACGCTATCGCAACCGTGGCACGTCTAGGAACAACGAATCTCATGTTGCCCACTACAGCCAGCTGGGTCAAGGACAGGGCCGCATCCGCGGTCCTTACTGACTACCATCGCTGCTGCCGTAAACCTGCAACGTTGACGGTGTTCCCTGTTGAGATGGGAGTTCGATCGTATCAGTACAAACCAGCTGTGTTTGACTGCGAAGCGAGGCCCAAACTCCAGGCGTTCATGAGTCCACTCGTTCACGGAGCATTTGCTCCGGTTGCTAATAAGGCCGGTGAGGAACAATGCGTCAAAGGACGCATTAATGACCTCAAAGGACCCGAGCCCAGGCCCAGCAATTTCCGTGAACGATGTATCGATGAGTTCGCACGGCTCATCGTGAAAGGCATGCGCCTTGAACCGGTTTGCTTCGAAGTAGTGAATGCGAAGCAGACTAGCAGTGCCCAACAGCTGTCACTTGCGAAAGCAGTGCTGACGGGAAAGTTCAGAAAGCTCGTCTTGAAGTGCTTCATCAAGGCCGAGGCCTATCCTGATGTTAAAGACCCCAGGAATATCTCGACCTATAATGATGCCGACAAGCTTGATATGGCTCAGTTCTCGTTAGCGCTTGCTGCTCACATGAAACAGTTCAGATGGTACGGCCCTAGCAAAACTCCCCTTGAAATCGCCGAGCGTGTTGTTGAAATTTGCAGTAATGCAAGCTTCGTCAACATCTCAGATCTCAAAAGGATGGACGGAACGATTAAGTACGCCCTACGCCAGGTTGATCGAGTGGTTAGTATGAAGGCCTTTGCTAATCACGCTGCTAAGTTGAATGAATTACTCAAGACGAATGTCGACAATAAAGGATATCTCCCGCATGGAACGACTTTCGATCAAGGACCAGTGCATGGATCAGGCTGTTCAGCTACCAGCCTCTTCCAAACAAATCGGGCAGCGTTTAACGCCTATCTTGCTTTCAGACATACCCCCTTTCCAACAGGAGGGGGTAGGATGTATTCTCCAGAAGAGGCCTTCGGTGCCTTGGGACTTCATTTCGGTGACGATGGTCTCGATGGCGATTTGCCCATCGAGTCCCACCAATGGGCCTCCAAGCTCACCGGCCTCATTCTCGAAGCAGACATTGTACACCGTGGGGAGCGAGGAGTCAATTTCTTGGCACGCTACTATTCGGACGCAGTCTGGACAGGACTACCTGATAGTATGTGCGACGTCAAGAGACAACTCTCAAAACTCCATACTACGGTTCGCCTCCCTGCTAACATCACGCCTGAACAAAAGTTCGTCGAGAAAGCCACATCCTATGTGGCTACCGATGGGAACACTCCCGTCATCGGAGAACTTTGCAAGAAGCTGTTATTGCTATCACCACATCGCCCCAGACATCTTCCTGGGATCCGTTCTTGGTGGTCACAATTCGACGCGTCCGTTCAATACCCCAACAAAAATGTTGACGGATGGATGGACGTGGAGTTTGCTACACAGTTTCCGGAATTCGACCGGCATCTATTCAACCAGTGGTTGGATGGATCCATGTCGTCCCCGGAACTGCTTTCGGCTCCACTATGCGCAGAACCCAGACCACCAACACCAGGACAGTGTGATGTCGTGGTTGATGAGGAAGTCGTGCTTGCACGACAAGGTAATGCAACAAAGGCCGCAGTCACCGGCGAGGTGGAGGCAGTTGAACCCGCGCAGAACCCGAAGAGAAGACGGACGCCCTTCGTCCGCATCCCGGCAGAAAAACCATCTGTTAAATCCCGAGCCGGGAATACCAAGCGACGCAGCAAGAAAACTGTGAAGCCTGAGGAGAAGAAGTTGTAAATTGCTCAATAGCCTTCCC